GTCGCGCCCGCGTGGCGTCATTTCCAGTCATTTAAATAGATTCCTTACCGGGGGTACGGGGGGGCCGTACCGCAGAAAAACGCCCTTTTTTGCCGTTTTTCTCGATTTTGTCGCCCTCTTTATGATTGGAGGCAGCTTGCCGGACCAGGTAGGCGACCCGCATCGTCGTAACCTCATCCTCTGGACGCATATACCGCGACGGAGGTAGACCCATACGGCGCAATAGTTTCCGACATTGGAGGGAAACCGCGGATCGGGTAAGGCCGTGGACCTTTGCCAGCTCCGACATACGAGGAGGGCGGCCCTCCCCGACGACGATGCGGATAACGTCGGCCTTAAGGCGCATTGCGGGATCGGTCGAGGCGTCCAGTCCGTCCAGGAGAAACTCCAGCATTGCCCGCAACCGGAAGGAGGCAAGGTCCAGCTGCTCGATACGCGGGTCGAGGGAGGCCAGGGTTACCTCCTCGGACTGGCATACCTCCTCGGCCGCGGATTTGGATATGGTCGTTAGGTTACCCTGCTTACCTGGACGGTTATAGGTATTCTCCTCCTCGGACCTACTGAAATCGAAATGACCATCGTTAACGCGGGACCGATCTTGGCGCTTATCCCCGGCCAGGTCGGACGGGTCGAATAGCTTTTTAGCGATTAAGAGACGCCTATCCTGGGCCGTTAGTGATCTCCACCAGGAAGCATATTGGGCCGGAATGGACGGCGGTTTGGTCAAGTAAGGACATAATCCAGATATCCCCCTTTTAATCAACAGTTTGGCGGGTATGATTTATCCACGCTAATTGCGTCGGGTCGAACGTAAGGTATCCCAGGCGTCGGACGCGGTTAACGACCGATTTGGGGTTAAGGTTGGGCGCAAGGATATCGATCTGCTGCCGGAATTCGTCCGGGGATAGGGTTTTGGGCCAGGATGATAGGATATCCTTAAGGGCGAGGTTTCGCTTATGGCGCTTGTCGGCGGCAATCTTGGTCGCGGCCTTTCGGATTTGCTCCATTCGGTCGGGTTGTTCGTCCCATAGCTGTTTCCAGCGGATTAGGGTACGCATACGCCGGACCTGGGCGGCGTTAAGCTTACGCGGTCGGAATTGTTTTCCCATTAGGGTACGACCCGATAAATGGGGGTTGTGAGGCAATCGACCCCCGACCCCCTAGGGAGGGGGAGAGATTGCATATCCCCTTTAGGGGATATTACGGAAATATGCCTGGAAATATACCGCACGGGAAAAGGGCGCTTGGGCGGGTTGTGAGGACGAGGGGAGGGATTACCTCTCGAAAGCCCGTGGCGACCCCTTGGCGGGTCTAGAATCGGCCTTGGCGTTGGGATCGTCGGGAGGGGTTGACCGTTCCCAACGGATAACGCCGCGGGTCGGGCAATGCCGGACGTAGATATCCCCGGCGAAAAAGCCCGCGTCGTCCTTCATTCCAGATCGGCCTCGGCGCTTGGTCAGGGAAAACTTAAATATCGGGTCGTCCCCCTGGCAGCGGGTAAGTACGGCGACCTCTCGCATATAATTTGTAATCTCGCTATGGCCTCCCCCGCTATATGCCAGGTCCGCGGAGGTTTGGCCCGCCGTGTCCTTGGACGACCTAGGTTTGGTCGTATGATGGACGGCGACGAGGACGGCCCCGGATTCGGAAAGGACCGAATCGATACCATTGCGAAAGAAATTGGTTACCTCCTGTTGATCGGTTACGTTGATTGCTGCGAACGCCATAAGAGGGTCGCATACGAATACATCGGCGGCGTGGAGCTTTATGAGGCGGCGCATTTCGTCGAGGAAATCTTGGCCGGTCGCCCCCTTTAGGCGGTAGATATGGAGATTCTCGCGGAGGGCCTCCATTTCGGGAGGATGCAGCATAAGGCCGTCGGTTATATCCTGGAGGGCCTCACCGACGTCTCCAAAATCATTCTCGTTTTGACAAAAAACGACCCTTAAAGGGCGTTTGGCCTCGATCCCGAAAAACCCGCCTAGGCGCTTGGTCGCCAGGGTTACCATAAACTGGAGGGAGAAGCTGGATTTGCCGACGCCGGACTGGGATACGAGAAGAAGGGACCCGCCCTTACATAACCAACGGTTACCGATTACCGAATTGGGGTCGTTTTTGCGGTCGAATGCGAGGAGATCGTCGAGGCCCATTGCGACCGACGGCGTTTTGGCCGCGTCGTGGCGGTTGGCTGCCTTAAACTGGCCCTCGGTAAAGGCGAGGATTGCCTGGGGGTCGGCGGCGGGATCGGCGGCAATCTCGGCGGCCTTTGTCGCGGTGGTCCGGATATGCCGGAGGACCGAGAGGCGTCGGACCTCGTCGGCCCAGGCGGGATTAAAGGGGGTAGCGCCGACGCAGGAGGTCGTATCCGAGACGTAATGGGCCTCGGTTGTGGCCTTCATATCCCGGAGGCGCATAGATACCGTAAGCTCGTCTGCGGTGATCGATTCGGCCTCCAGGGAGAGGATACTGGCGCAAATTTCCTGGTGCTTTGGTTCGACGAAATCCGATGGGATTAGGTCCTTGGGGAATGGTAGGCCGTCGCGGAGTACGGAACCGATTAGGAACCGTTCCGCGTCGGTAGATGCGGTAAGTTTTTGCATAGGATGATTGGTTAAAGGCCGTCGGGCGGCGGCCTTGGTTATCGCTTATCGTGGAGGCGCAGCATTGGGCCAATTTGAAAATGACGGGTCGAGACAACGCCGGAAAGGCCGCGTTGGATTCGGTAGAATCGGGAGGGTACGTCGTGGCGTTGGGCCATTTGCCAGATCGCTTGCTGCGAAATCTTAAACCTTTGGGCCAGCTGCTTTGCGGACGCCCAACCCTTGGGGACCTTATCCTGGCCGACCCCTAGGTATTTAAGATCGGCGTCGGCGAGGGATTTGGACGGGGGGAGTACGCGGTAGACAAATTCCCGGTAATGCATCGCATCGCTTTTCCGGAGTATCAGTTTACGGCCTAAAAGGCCGCGTTGGGCCATAGATGCGGCGCGGTAGCTGGTGGTATGCCTCCAGCGGTGGCCGTAATGCCTTTGCATTTCCTGAATGGTCAGCCAACCCTTTGGGACCGGCATATTTGGCTGCCCGTCGGGCTTGGTTACGGCCAGGGTAAGCTCCTTAATCGCTTTATCTAGGCGTCTCATTTCTTACGCGGCGTCCAGGTTTTAAGATCGGTTTGCCAAATCCATTTCGAGGGGTTGGACGAAATACGGTGGACTAACCAGATTTTCCATTGGTTTGTCTTTAGATCGACCCAACCGGCCGCAAAGCCCGTACCCCAGCGGCTTGTCGCCAATCTGGACGAGGCGTAGGACATTGCCTCCTTTACGCATAAGCAGCCAGCGGAAAACCCAGCGCCTCCCCCGTGGCGTTGGGTATTAATTTGCTCCAGGCGGTGGATATGGCCGCAGATTAAAGCGCCGCCGCGGTCGCTGTAATGTTTTGCCTGGTCGTGGACGGCCTGGACGCCGTGGGCGTAACCGTGTACCATTGCGATAGGTCCGAGGCGGTAAACCCCTTTTTCCGCGTGGTAAGGCAGGATTACCCTAGCGCCAGCTTTCCGGGCCGTTGCGTTGATTGCGTCCTTAATGTCCTGGCAATAATCGCGGTAGATCGCCGACCCCGACGTGGCGATCATATGGTCCAGGCGGTGTTCGTGGTTACCCCAAAGGTAAACCGACCCAGGGCGCAGGAACCGGCGCAGGAAATCCATACCGGCCTCGATATCGGCCTTAAGGGATTCCGCGGATTCGGCGTCCGCAGCTCCAACGCCTCGGCGCAGGGATCGGAAATCGAATGCGTCGCCTAGGCAAATCCGCAGATCGTCGGGTCCGAGGTATTCGGCGCAATAGGCGTAAAGGGCCTCCAGGGCCTCCGGGTCGGCCATATCGCCGTGGACGTCCCCGGCAGCGACGAACCGGACGATTTGGGATTTAGGCATTTTCGGGTTGGAATAGGTTATAAGGCCGGGTCCCGGTCGTACGCGGGATAATGGTTTTTTGCCTAAAAGGTATGCCATAGCTGGCGACCTTGGCGACGGTCATACCGAACATATCCGCGGTATCCTTAAGGCCGATCCCCAGGCGATGCGCCTCCTGGAGTAAAGGCAGATCGTCGTAAGGGATTGTTTGGTCGGTATTGCATCGGAATCGGGCTTTGCCGGTCCCGTCGTCATTATGGGAACAGGCGGCCAAAAACCTGGCACGTTCGACGGAAAGGCCCAATAGACGTCGGCGCTCCTCGAAATCGGTCCTTTTGATCTCCTGGAGTAGGCAAACCATTGCCTCGTCAAATACCGAGCTTGGCGGCGAGCTGCTTTCCCTCGACGTGGATTTGGTACGCGGATTGGGGTCGAAAGACATAAGTATGGTCCGGGGCGATATTACGGACGATTTCTCCAATGGAAAGGCCCTCCTCCTGGTTGGCGGCCTCGATACCGGGGGTTTGGACCATTACGGTAACGATGCGCCAACCCAATTCCTCCAGGCGTCCGCGGGCGACGTATAGCTCGTTAATGTAACGCCAGTCCGAGGTAATGACCACCGGAGGCCGTCCGTCCCTTTGGTCGGCCTCGAAACCCAGGCAATCGTCGATAAGGATATCTGCGAACACCGAGGCGTTTACCGATCTGGCCCCGGCCCCAAGGGCGACGAGGATATCCCTATGTTTCGTCTTAAAGGTTTCGTTATTAAAATTAACGAATTCGTTAAGGATACCGATCTCCTGGAGAAACGTATTGGCAGCGGCCTTGAGGGAATCGGCGTAATTGCGCCGGAGGATCGGGAAAGCGCCGGAGGCCCCGCGGACGAGGCCCTCGGCAAGGGTATCCTTGCCGGACCTGGCGTACCCGGTGATTAGGATAAGGGTTGGCTGCGCCATTAGAAGGGCGGGGCCTCCTGGGACGAGGCGGGCGGGGTCGTCGGTTTCTGCGAACCGCGGGAAAAAGTAAGCTTATACTTATGGTATTGGCCGTTCGGGGTAACCTCGACGCCGATCTCGGCGTATTTGCCGGTCGCGGGCTTAAGGTATTCGATAAAATCGGCCGCGGAGGCATTGGTCGGGAGGAAATCCTTTTCCTCCATAAACTTGCCGGAAAGCTTTCCGACCAAGATTGCCAGGGATTTGGGATACTTGGTCCCGTAGATCGTGGACAGGCAAGCGCCGTCGGCGGCCTTAAAGAAAAGCTTGGCCCACAGGGTTCCGTCGTCGTTAAAACGGATTTTTTCAAACTTGGGCAGCGACATTTTCAGGCGGTAAACGCCGGATTCGGTAATGTCGCGGAGGGGAGGTTGGTCGTTTTGCGGTTCCATATGGGTAGATTAGGCGAAATTAATAGGTGTTGCGGCCTTGGCGGGTTCGGACCCGATATCGATAACTTGGGGGTCGGACGGGTAACCGGGCCAGGAATCGAAAGCGATACCGGCCTCGTAAAGCTTAACGGCCTTTTCAAAATCGGCGACCGCGTAGCTCATAAGGTTGGGGCCGATTTCGTATATGGCCGTCGCCCAGGGGGCCTCTTTCTCGATAAAAATTAGCCGGAAACCCCTGGGGCGCTTGCCGGTCGCCAGCTCGTAAACGGTCCGGTAAAAATGGGCCTGGAGGTTGTATTTATACCCCTTGATCGCCCCCAAGGCTCCGGTAAACGTCGGGGCCGCGGATTCGCAGCTTTTGAGATCGTACAGATAATCGTCGTCCCCGACGGCGTCGATTGCGGATTTAAGGGGGACGCCGCAATAATCTACGGTATACATCGTTTCCGTTTCGACCAGGGTAACGCCGATCTTTTGGAGCGCCTTATTGGCGGCAAGGGCGACGTTGGCGACCAGGCTGAATTCGTCGGGCGTAAGGACGATCTTATCCCCGGCGGCGGCGATAAACGCCTCGTATGCCTCTTTCCCGGATTTGGTCCTCTTATCCACGTCGATACCGCAAACGTACTTATTGGAGAAGGTTTCGGGTTCCAGGGCGGCGCAATGGATAGCGGAACCGATGCGGAGGGCCTTGGTTTCCTCGCGGGGGGCGTCGAGGTATTGGCGGGCGTGCAAAGGCGAAATTAATAGCTGTTTCGCAAGGCTGTAGTTAAGCGCCGAAACGGCGTCGTAATCCTGGCGGGTTTGGATTTTAGGCATAGGTATTAGGTTAGGAAAGAGAGGGCCGACAATAGGTAGGACAATACCTTGGACGCCTTGCGGTTGGTCCCGACCCTAAAGGTTAGATCGTTTCGTCGGTATCGGGGCGGGATTCCTCGGTCGCCGATGCGATTGAATCCAGGCGGGAGGTAAGGTTTTCCATAAGGCCCTCGATTCGGTTAAGGGTTCCCCGGAGGACGCGGATCGAGGAGTAAATGCGACGGGCGCGGGCCGCCAGGGGTTCGATATCGTAATCTGATTTAATCGTATCCGGATCGAGGGAGGCAAGGTCCCGCTGCGCCGCCCGGATATCGGTAAGCAAATGCCGCGTATCGTCGCCGACGATCTCGGTATCGCATTCGTACTCCATAGAATCCAGGTCCTCCTTTATGCCGGACAAATGCCGACGGATTGAATCCTTATTCGTCATACGAGAGGGTTACGGCCTTACCTCGACGATTCCAAAATCTAAATTACGGACGAAATAACGGACGTTCGACCGTGCCAGGGTATTAAGTATCGAGCGCCTCCAATCGACGAACGCCAGCTCGTACTCCTTGGGGTTGCGTTCCGCAATCTCGCAATAAGGGATTGCGTCGAGGAGGATAAAGAGGGCGCAGGGTTGGGGGACCTGGGCAGCCCGTTTGATAATGGCCCCAGGGATCGGGGGTTGGGGCCGGACTGGTTTCATACGGCGTTCGGGTTGATACGGTAAAACCGGCGGCCCTTCTTGGCCCAAAACTCGACGTTTCGACCGTCTACGCGGACCTCCTTGCGTTTCCATTTCCAAAGCTCGGAGGCGTATGAGTCTCGATCCCAAACGACGAATTCGGGGTTTTCGACCCGTCCGTCGATCACCAGGAAAAGGGCGAATGATTCGCGGGGCATTTTGGCGGCCATATGGGCCATCATACCCGGCGGGTTAGCTTCTCGATCAGGCACGGGGCTTGCCCTCCTTGGCGGCGAACCAAGCCTTTACGAATGGTTCAGCGACCGGGTGCTCGGTGACCACATAGACAAGGTTGTCCCCGGCCTTGGTCAGCCGCTCGACCTGTGCTTGCAGTTCCTCGTTCGGGATGATGGTGCGGGTGGTGAAGGCCGTCAGCCTATTTACTTCTGCTTGCAATCTAAAGTATCCTTCGTGAATATACCAGAAGTCCGTAAGAGCCTTATCACGTTCCTTGGTCAGCCGCTCGACCTGTTGAAGCAATGCGTCCCTATCTTCCTGCATCTTCTTATCTACCCACGCTTCCGTCAGCATCTCGACCTCGGCCTTGATGCGGGCATAATCTTCGTAAAGGACGTATTCGCCTTTTTCGTTATCCTGGACCGACACGACGATGCGATACCTTTTCGCCATACTCAAGGCTGCTTCCCCTCCTTGAGGTTAAGGGTTCGGTCGTGGTAATGCCAACCCTTGCCAGGGACATAGGCCCGAACGGTCGCGGTAATCTCGTCGCCGATCTGGCGCAGGACAATCGTTACGTCCTCGGATTCGACGTCGTAATCGTAAGGGCGTTTGTCCCCTAGGTCCTCGATAGCGTTAACGATTAGGTTGTCGGCCCAGGCGGTAAACCCAAGGCGTTGGATGTTGTTTTGGTCGAGCATAGGTTAACGGTTACGGTTTGCCTTATCCTTGGCGTAAATCCAATCCTCAATTGCGTCGAGGCGCTCGGATTTGTCTTGGCGGCCATAATGGCGAATTGCGTACCAAAGGTCGTCCCCGGCCTCGGAAAGGGCCGAAACGGATTTCCGGAGGGCCTCGACCTTGGCCGTAAGATCGGCGTTTTCGGCCCGCAGATTGGCGATCTTACCGTCCAGGTAACCGGCGGCGTCCCATTGGTTATCGCTCATACGCGGCCGCCATTCCTCCAGGCGTTGGTCGGTTTGGCCGTTGCGGGCTTCAGGGGGATACCGCAACGTCGGGCGGCGTGGTATACCGAATTAGTCCGGACCCCCATTGCCTGGGCGGCCTTGCGGGCGATAATGTTTTGTTCGTATGCCATATAGGCGGCGGCCTTTGCGGCCCCGTGCGGCGCTCGGTTGCTCATTTGATTGCCTTAAGGAATTGGTCCTTATTCGCCAGAATCATATCGATCTTATCCTTTGCCAGCTCGGCGAGATCGTCCGCAGATTCCGGCAGCCATTTCTTGGCGACGAGGTAGGCGTGCGCCCTTTCGGCCTCGACCGCGGTAAGGAAAGAATACCAGGGGGCGGGCGGGGCGGCGGGCTTGGCCGGTTTCGACGCGGAGGCCCCATCGTCGTCCAAGTCCGTACTTACCAAACAGGCCGTTTGGATACTTTGGCGTCGCACATAGGTTAGTCCGCTACCGATCTGCTGCGGGGTAAGGCCGTCGGCCTTGAACATAAGCTTACCGGCGTCGAATGCCTCCCCGGAGATATGCAGGAAAGAGGTATGGACCCCGACGCGGCCCTCCTCGGATACCAGGACCTGGCGCAAGGCGAACCCGTGCCGGTGGAGGATTGGTTTGATTGCGTCCAAAAGGACGTCGAGGGAAACGTACCGGGCCGTAAAATTGGCCTTAACCGTCTTATTGGCAGCGACGTTTTCGAGATCGGCGAGGGCGTTAACCAGGGAGGTTGCGGCGCTCAACGCGGGGGGAGGGGTGGGATCGGTGGGCATAGGTTTAGTTTTCATTCGGTAGGGAAAAGGTAAAGGGGTCGGTAAGGACGACCGGCGGCCAGGTCGGCCTCGGCGGCGATGCAAATTTGTTCCGAAAGCTGGTGAGGTACGACGGCCCGCTGCTCGGCGCTATGTTTACCCTGGATACCCGTTGAGGAACCGCGGGGGGCGGCCTCGTGGCAGGGGGCGCCGCGTTGGCACATATCCCGGAGGACTAGGGAAGGAGGGAACCCGCCCCATAGATCGGTCGGCTTTTGCCAACGCATACCATACTGGCAATAGGTTACCGTCCGGCGTTCAAACTGTTGCATAATGGGCATTTTACGCATTTTCGCCCGCGGGTTTTCGATAATGAAGTACGACGGGCGCAGCCATTGGACCAACCAAATGGTCCTTTCCAATATTTGGAGGCCGAGCTTGGCCCGATCTGTCTTGGGTTGATGGGGCGGGTCGGCGTCGGGGCCGGTCCAATTCTTTCCGATATTCATTACGGAAAACGCCTCGCAAGGCGGGGACGCCAGGATGATATCGGGACGGAAAGGGATATCGTCGGGGGTAACCTCCAGGATATTCTTAACTAGATCGACCTTAAACTGGGGGTCGAAATCGGTAGAAAATACGCGGTGGCCGCGTTCCCGGAATGGCGTGGACCAACCCTCCAGTCCGGCAAATAGGTCGAGGACGTTCATTTTTTAAAACGATTGGTATCGATATCGTACCATTTTTCTTGTGCCAGGTTGGCGGCGTCGAGGACCTCGTCGTGGAATAGGTCGGCGCTAATCCCCTCCTCGATAAAATCATACATACGGCGACCGGCGGCTTTAACGGCCCGCAGCTCCTTAATACGATGTTTTGCCGCGGATTTAAGGCGCTCGATTTCCTGGAGGAGCTTCTCCTTCTCGTCGCATTGGGTTTGTATTTCCATTTCTAAAATCTCGTTTTGCTGGTAAAGCTGGTCGAGGTAACTGTCGGGTTCGTCGTCGATCATACGAGGCGGCGGGCAGCCAGATGATAAAGGAGCAATGCGTCGGCATTCCAAAGGGTAACCGGATGATCGGGGAACAGCTCCTCGGCCTTTTGCTTTAAACGGTTTTTCCAGGCGGTCCGCGTTTCCTTTCGGTTGCGCTTAAGGCCGATAGCAGCTTGCCAGGTTTGCGGGGCGACTAGGTTTACCTTCCAACCGACGACCAGGCCGGAGTATCGAATGCCCCCGATCTGCTCAAAAAGCTTTCCGATGGTATCGGACGAAACCGACCCCCAACCGCCTTTCGACGGGTTTTCCAAATGCAATTCGACCAAGGACGATTTAATGGCAAAGGACCGGATTAGGTCGGCGATATCGTTTGCGGTCGGGGGCATTTTGACAACGTGGACGCGGCCCGATTCCGACCAAACGAAAGCGCCCGATACGCCAGGGTCCACGGCGATAAGAATAGGATCGGCGGCAGCCACGGCCAAGGTTTTGTCCCGCATCGGATTACCTCGCAAAATATAAATTACTTACGCGGTAACCGTAATCGGTAGGCCGGAACCCGCGGGACCTGGCTGCGGTAAACCCGACGTTCCATACGGTCGCAAGCTGCGCCGGGGTCGGGTCCTTGATACCATAGGCGGCGAACCGTTCGCGGCATACGCCGAGGAATGCCTTGGCGGCAATCTCTTGGGCGGTCGGGTTGCGCCAGGATGATCGGGGGACCGGGCAACGTCCGCGTCGGGCTAACCAATCGTTTGCCTCGGCCCAGGCTTTGGCCCCCATTTGGAACCGCCCCAAGCTTTGGCCCCGATCCCCGACGGCGGCAGGGTTGTCGCCGGTTTCGACCTGGGCGATTGCGTATAACAGGCGGGTTTCCTCGGCGGCCAAGGTAAAGGCCGGGATAAAGGATACCAAGGAAAGGAGGAGGCGGCGCATCGTTATTCCATTGGTCGCGGTACGACCGAGAAAGATTGGAGGCGGTTATTGAACCGATAGGTATACATAAGGCCGACCCAACCCCCGGCGGCGACAAAGGGGGAAAGATCGACGTCGGTCGCCCCCGCTGCCTTTAGCTCCTTTGCGTAATCCTTGCATATGGATTTCGCCAGGGGGAGGCCCGCCTTGGGGGATATGATATCCCCGGTAAGGACGCGGTAATTTACGCAAACAAAGGCGTAACAGGCTTTTGCGACGATCTTGGTTACGGCCCCGTCGTCGCGGTCGAAAAGGTCGGCCTGAATCATTCGCGGTAAGGGACGTCTCGGTTGCGCCGGACGATAAGGGCCAGGCGTTCGATACCGTCGTTAAGGTCCTTAATCTGGCGCTCCTGGCGACGGATAATCCGGTCGTCGAGGTCGGCGATCATACCGTAAAACTTAAGGGTTGTGTAAAGCTCGCGGACAACGGGCCAGGGCCACAGCCACCAGAAACGCGGGAGGGCGTGGATTTTGAGGGCCGGGGGATTGGTCATTTCGAGAGGATGAGCGAGGGGGTCGGGCATATTGGTAGGAGGAGGGTTGGGTTATCGGATACGGTTAACGGTGTATTTGCGGACGTTGCGCCATTCGATACGGGCGACGTCGAGGTAATTGCGGAGGGTATTAACCGAAAGGCCGAGGACCTCGGCGGCGTCTACCTGGGTTTTTTCGGCCTTATTAAGGGCGATAAGCTGCGGCAGGACGGCCTCGATCTTTCGGGCGCGGTAATCGCAGATCGGCGTAATAAGCTTAATCTGCTTATGGTTACCGGCGTTAAGCCGGTGGATGGTCGGGAGTTTGCCCATATGGGTAACGGTGGATTAGGGTTTGGGTTGTTCGGGTTGGGATTGGGAAATGAGTTTATCGACGAGGGCGATGCGTTCGCCGACCCAGCGCATAACAGGGACGGCCATAGAATTGCCGCAAGCTTTGTACCGCGGGCCGTCGGGGCATTCCGAGGCGGGTTTACCTTTCCAGGGGATTCGGGAATACCCCTTGGGGAACCCCTGGAGGGCCTCGCATTCCTCCGGCGTTAGACGACGGACGGCCATAGGGGTAACGGTTGCGACCGCGTGGGAATGGGCGGCCTGGAGAGTAAATTGAGGGTCGCCATTGTTTCCAACGCCCATTGTCATACGTCGATCATTAACGGGGTCGGGGCGGCCTCCTAGCGTTAAGGTATTAATAGGATAACAGCCAACGGCGTGGGGACCCTTGGAAATAAGGGTATCCATCGTTTCGGTTGCCTCGATATGCGGCTCGTATTGGGCATTAACCCCTTGGTTAAAGGCCGCCCGATCTATAACGATAGGCGTACCTCGGCCCGTTCCATCCTCGGACCCGCGATGCGACGAGGTAAGGCAATGGGTCGTTTCCCCGGTGGCGCAAACGGGATTAACAACGAGGTCCTTGGCGTCCTTATAATCGCGGGCCATTAGGGTCGAGGCCGATCCGTCGTTTCCGTATTTTCCGATAGCTTGGAAATCGAAGTATTCGACGCTTGGACCAGGGCCGCCTTGAGGGCCGGAGGCAATTCCTTCCCCCTTCTTTCGGCCCTTCTTAATATCCCGGCGCAAGCTTTCGGGCTCAAAAAGTACCGCCGCGGCAGGTCGCCAATCTCCAAGATATCCGACAAGTATGCATCGGCGGCGTCGCTGCGGGACTCCGAAGTATTCAGCATTAAGAGTTCGGTAGGCGATATGATACCCGAATTTAGCCAACGTCCCGACAAAGGCGGCGAAATCTGATCCCCCTGGTTTACCGGCAGAATAGACGCCTGGCACGTTTTCCCATACAATCCATCGGGGGCGGTGCTTTTCAATAAATCCAGCATATGCGAGGGCGACGCGGCCGCGAGGATCGTCGAGGCCCAATCGCTTTCCAGCGACGGACCAGGCTTGGCAGGGGGTTCCCCCGACGACGAGGTCCACATTTCCAACTGGTAAGGGCCATTCGTCGAATTTGGTGAGGTCGCCATAATTAGGGATATTTGGGTATTTGTGTTGGAGTAGAGCTTTTGGGAAGGGTTCGATCTCGGAAAAGGCCAGCGGGGTCCAGCCTAGTGGATGCCAAGCAACGGTCGCGGCCTCCATTCCGGAGCAAACGGATACATAGCGCATAGGGATAGGGGAATGATTTGGACAAACCGACGCAGCGGGCGAAATGAAAATCAACCCCCTGCGCCGATATGTCGGTCGGGTTACTTGAATACCTTGGGGGCGAGGAGGATAAGGCCGAGGACCAAGATCGGCCCAAGGACGACGTCCAGGAAATCGCGGAGGTCCGCGTCGGTAAATGCGAGAGGCATATGGGTCGGGTTGTGATCGGTTGGGATTACGAGACGAAATGGGCGAGGATTTCGGCGTCGGTAAGGTCGGTAACGAACGCCTTAAAATCGGGCTTGGCCTTGATACCGTCGATATACTTTTGGCGGTTAAGGTCGGTAACCACGCCCTTCTTAAAGGCACGGTATTCGCCCGCCTTGGAATCGGTATTGATATAGGCAAGGCATTCGACGCCCGCCTTGCGCATCTTCTTAAGGAGTTTTTCGAGGCCCTTCTTTTTGTCCTCGATCTCGACGAGGATATCGACGACGTCGGCGGCAGAAAGCTTTTTGCCATACTGGTTAAGGAAACCCCAACCGTATTCGGCGGGTTCAAGGGACGAGGCGATGGAATCGACGACCGCCTCGGCGTCCTTATTGGAGTAATGGAGGAACGTCGAACCACCGTGGCCCTCGTTAGAGGCGACGGCGACCGGCTTTCCGTCGAGGAGGAGCGTGGCGGTGAAACAGATCGTCTCTTCGCTCATCCATCGGACGGTTTTGAAACCCTTGAGGGCGAGGCGGGGGACGGTGGTCTTGGTATTGGGCGTGTTCATATGTTTTGGGTACGAGGCCAGTTATGGGGAGTGATTTGCATTCGTTCAAGAGTATTTTTCAAAATAAATGCGAGGGGGTATTTTCATACGAAAACCCCAGTAAATACGCACAATCCGGGCGGGCCGTCCCGCAACCGATCTGCGCCTCCTCCTTATATACTAGTCCGACCTCCGACCGAAAACCCGCCAACCCGCCGCGGCCCCGACCATACCGCAACCGACCGCCAGGGCCATTGCGAGGTCCCGACAAGTACGCAACGCAATCGTCGCCGTCGTTAGCTGGCCCTCCAATTTTTTATCGTCCGATTTCAAACCCGCATCGGTTATCAAAAGGACCATCGTCTCGGACGATGCGAACCCGTCGAGGACGTACGAACAAATCCAAGACGTCGTTACGGCGACGACCGCAGCGGAAGCGACGACGACGCAAACGACGACCAAGAGATTTCGATCACCGTTTCTTTTTCGCTCCTCGTTTGGCATTCGGTTTTTTGATTCCTACTTTTCCGGCGGCCTTGCCAAGCTCGGCCTCGGCACGTTTGCGGACGAACCGTAAAAGGGCGTCGAGACATTCGGGGGCGCTATACCCCGCGGCCCCGACGACCGAATACCGCAACGCAACCGATTCGATATTATCCTGGGCGTAGAATCCGACGAATAGCGCCGTGATCGCCGCGGCCAGTATCCGACGAATTACCCAACCCGCCGACACCGGCGTTTCTGACAAAAGTAGACGCCCCGCCATTGCCAACCCGCCGAGGACCGACGCGGTAAGCCCGTCCTTGACCGATTGCGGGACGTCGTCCGGACTGATTGGCGAGGCGCTCAAGTAATGCGGGGAGGTTTGGCGTTAGGCTCAAGGAGGACCTGGCGGTAATTCTGCGACCATAGGACGTCGCGGATATACTTACCCGCTGCGTCTACCTTGGCCTCCGGCAGATCGGGACCGAAAAATAAATGGACGGCCTCGTGGACCAAAACCTCCAAACGACGTTTTGCCCCAAGGCGGGGGTCGATTTCCACGGTCGGGGCGGTAGGGTCGTAATGGCATTGGCCCCAGGCCCCCTCGCGGCCTAGCTTGCGGACGATAACTTTAGGACGCCGGAGGGACATCGGGGGGAGGGGAGGGGACGTTACCCCTATCGGCGTTAAGATCGCGGACGTAATCGAACAACCGCCATAGGCCAAGGCCCGCTGCGGCGGCCAGGGTAAGGCCCGTCGCCCAAGGGAAAAACTCCGATTCGTATATATGAGGGAGCGCCCCGCAAAAGGCGGCGCATACGAGGAGGACCCCGCCGGTCCGGAACCCTAGGAACGCCGACGCGGCGGCCCCGGCGACGGCCAAAGCAGCCGCGGTTAGGGTCCAAACATTGCGGGACGCCTCGGCCTCGATCTTACGGATTCGGTCGTTGGCCTCCTTTTGGACGGCGGCGACGCGGGCCTCCAGCTGGTTAACCTTGGTAAGGGAGGCGGCCAGGTCGGTTGCGTTGCGCTTGGACTGGGCCTCGGCGGCTTTCCATTCCGCGTCGATCTTGGCAAGGAATGCCTTGGCGTATGCCATTTGGTCGGCGTACGCCTTTGCGTCCTGGGCCGTGGCCCTTTGGCGGGCGTATGCGAGATCGCCGGGGGCGGCCTCCGGTAAGTATGAAAGGGCCAGCTTACCCTCGGCCTCGACGACGGCGGGTTTATCCTTATTCTCGACGGCGACCTGGACGGCGGCAGCGACGCGGGAATCGGCTTGGTCGATCTTCTCGCCGACCGTCTTAAGCGCCCCCTGGGATACCGCAGGCTGGACCACGACCGGCGGGGCCGGGTCCTTTTTGGCCGTGCCGCAACCCGCTAGGCATAGGGCGACCAATGCCAGGGGGAGGCGCATAGCTTATTCGTCCTTACCCTTGAGGGCCGCGAGGAGTGATCGGCCCTTGGATTCCAAGGCGGCGGCCTTGGCTGCGTGTTTCCTCATTACGAGGACGCCGACGGCGACACCGGCCAGAAACGAAAGGATTGCGATAAGCATTGGATTAAGGGAAAATAAATGCGGATACGGCGTTTCCGTTAATGTCATATACGGAAGCCGTTTGGAGGGCTTCCCAAGCGCCATTGCGGCGGGCATAATAATTTCCGTCTTGGGGGGCATCGGGGATTCCAGGCGTCGGCGCGGTTACTTGCGTCGTACCGTCGAGAAATTGGAGCTGCTGGATACCAGAAACGACCCCACCGACATAGGGGATAGGATGCGAAAAAGATAAACCTGTGCTTCCAAAGGATGCGCTATGGTTTCCGTCGGTAATAATAACCGCAGTAGGGTTTAACATAGCGACGTTGGTCCCGTCGGACGTCCGCAATCCGTTTGCGTCCAGGTTAATGGCTGCGTTCGTATCGGGGGCGACGCCGACGCCGACCTTGCCAAACTGATCGACGACGAACCGCGTTGCGTCCGGGGTCGTACTGTCCTCGACCTCGATAGCGTTGCCGGTCCCCTTTTGGGTAACGCGGAGGGCCGCCGTCGAGGCCGTCGTATCGACGACCTGGGGGGACGAAAACACGTTCGACGTGGATTGCGTCGGGATCGTGCGCTGGTTTCCGTTGGCGTCCCGGAAAAACATATTGAAATTACCAATCCAAACGTCCCCCGCAACGGTCGAGGAGGGGGCCGTACCCTGGGGGGCGATGTTAATCGGGGCGGTCGTGGCCGTTACTGTCGTATTAATTTTGCCGGTAAACGTCGCTCCCGATAGGTTCGCCTTACCCGCCGCCGCCGAGATCGTAAAGTACGTCGAGGCAGCCGCGGACGTCGTAAGGTAGGCCGACATACCCGAAAGGGTTTGATACGTCGAAACCGCGTTGGCCTGGGTAAGGTACGTCGAGGCCGCCGTCGTAACATTAAGCTTGGTATCGAGGGCCGCCTGGAGGTCCAGCTGCGCCGTAATTTGGCCGGTGATCGAACCCCAGGCCACCGTTGCAACGGGAACCGTACCCCCGACGTTAACGACCCAAGAGGAATACGTCCCCGATCCGGTATGGGATAGGACGTTTACGTCGAGCTGGCCGGTCGTCGGGTTGTACGCCAAAACCCGGACGTGCATATGGTTTGCGGTATCGTAAGAAATGACCGCGTCCTGCTGCGTCGTATAGGATAGGCCCGTCCCGACGATAAACGTCTTATCCTGGTTATTGATGGTATTGGGCGTCGTCGAGCTGGTAAGGTAACGATCTCCGGGGATAATCGTCGTCCAGGTCGAGGAAAAATCGGAATTGCTGGCCTTGCTTAATACCTGGGCAGTAATCCCTCCAGCGGGGAGGCCGCGGGCGGTTACCGCGTACGTCGAGGCGGCGTCGGCGCTGGTAAGGTAGGGGGCAAGCGCCGATGCGTCGATAAACCCGGAGGGGTTGGACGCGGGGTATTTGGAATCGAGGGCCTCCTGGAGATCGACCTGGCTGGAAATTTGCCCGGTAATTTCGCCCCAGGATACCGCGTTATCGCCGGTATAGGCCGTAACTTGGACCGTAGAATCGGGAAACGTAATGCCCGACGACGGCGAGATTGTAAATTGACCGTAAACCGAATGGTTTAGGGACAGGGACGTTGCGCCAAGCTGGCCGACGTTGGACCCGGACCCCTGGATGGTAAGGGCGGCAAAGGTCGGGGAATTAAGGACCCCAAGGTCGAGGTTATTCCTGGCCGCAGCCAGATCGGTAAGGCCCGCTAGGTTGCCCGCCTTGGAAAGGTAGGCCGACATACCCGAAAGGGTTTGGTACGTCGAGGCCGCGGTCGAGGCGTCGAGCTTAAGGGATAGCGCCGAGGCGAGGTCGAGCTGATTGGCAATTTCCCCGGTAATCTGGCCCCAAACCGCGGAATCGTCTTGGGGGTTAATCCAATGGGTATTGTAATTTTGCCCGTCGATTTTCGCCAAAATCTGGCCCGCAGCTCCCCCGACCGGCACGCCAGGACCCGCAGGACCTGGGACGCCCAAGGACGTAATGATCGAACCCGCGGGTTCGGAATAACGAATGGTCGTCGTAAGGGTTGCCATTTAAAGGGTAATTTGCGGTTCGATTGTAAACCGGGCCGTCGTGGAATAAAAAACGACCCCATTCTCCAGGCATCGGTAATCCAGCGCCGCGGTCCCGGCGGCCCATTCGGACGTGTCGCTAGGGTAAAGGATGTTAAACGAGAGGTTATCCGGCAGGATCGAGACGATAAGGGGGTATCGGACCTCCCTATGGTCCATAACGGAACATTCGACGGTTACCCCCGCCAAGCTGGCCGGGTCCCCTGCGCCTGGGGTATAGGCGACCGAGGCCGCAAATGTGCTGCCACGTTTCCAGGATACCGTCGGGGACGCCATAGACCAACGCGGGAGTCAAACCCCCTATGCGGGGGGTCCGGGCGGGGTAACCGAGGTAATCCAAATATCGTTAATAAACGCCGCCTTACCCGCAATCCGGGGGATTTCTATTTCTGCGGGGGTAAACCCCTCGTCGATTGTAACCGACCAATCAAGCTCGGTATTAGGGGAAAACGTCGATCCGGTATCGTACCACATTCCGGCCCAAAAATAACCCGTTTCCGGGTTCGTCCTGGTCGTTAGGTCGATTGTCCAAATTGCCATCTTTCCGTTAATAACCGTCCCCTTATTCCAGCAGCAAATGTTGTTATCGATTTTCTTGGGCCGTACCTTGACGTTAACCTTTAGATCGGTCGTCGCCTGTTTATATGGGTATTCCTCGTATTCGTCCGTCTCAAGGTTTAGGACCCTGGTTAATAGATTCTCGACGGTGGCCTCCCAAGTAATTGGGCTGCGGGGAGCGCCGGTCCCTTCCGAGCTTGCCAGGTAGGAATTGTCTTTAAGGGGGACAACCGATCCGGCGTACCAATCGTAATTTGCGCCGGACGAAAAACTAAAAGGTTCGTCGGTAAAATACCGCGGGGTAATAAATAGATTTAACCAAGGGACGTCCTCCTCGTACGTTGCGGTTTCTCCATTTGGGTCGGGCGGGAGCTGGCCTGGGCCGTCGGGCGGCGGGGTCGGGTTATAAGCGACCTCGGCCCCGGTAGGATACTTAATCTCGATATCTACCTTGTATTCAAATTGGATAAAATGACCGTTAATAGGAATATTGCTCGCTACCTTTACGACCAACCCAGGCGGGTATCCTGGAAAAAACTCCCGATAAGAATAAAAATCCCCCTGTTTAGGCGGGCGCGGAGGAGAATCGGGCGGGGTATATGTTTTTTGTTCGTCGCCGAAAACCGTATCGTTTAACACAGATTGGCCTTGCGGGTAACGATCAGGATCGGCCAGGTAGACATAAACGACCCCTTTTCGATTAGGTAGGGCCATATCAAACGGCGCTCCACCAGTAAACCACCGGATCGGCCCCGCATTTAAACCTTTCGCTCCAAAGCGAATTGCAGCCAATCAGCTGGTTAATATTGAGGATTTCCTGGTATTCCGGCGGGTCCGTATCGGGGATAAGGACCTTTTGGCCTACCACGGCCCCAATAAGGATATACGAATATTCCTCGTCGTTGATTTTGTCCTGCTCGGCGCTTACGCGGACCGACGGGTATCCCTCGCCAGATCGGGCGGGGTATTGCGCCCCCTGCTGGCTGTTGCCGCAACGGACGTAGATGTAATTAATTACGCCTTGCGCGGTAATCCCGTCCGAAAAAACTTGGATATTGGGGGGCGGGTCCTTGGTAAGCAGCTCGCCGTCGTCCGATTTAACGACCAGGTTGTTAACCATTCCGGGGGCGATATTGATATAATAGTTACCCGCGGTCCCCTCCTCGGTCGATTTCCGGAGGTCGTAAATCTCAAATGGGCAATACGCCTTGGCGGGGGCGACCGGCGTATCCTCCATAGCGCCCGCGATAATGCCGCCGCCAGGGGTAAAGGAAACCGACGGGCCGTACCCGACGTAAGGTTGGGGCAAGGCCGATTGAATGCCGGTCGCCAGATCGTTAAGCTGCTTTGCGTAGATCGGCGAACCGGCCTCGAAACGAGAGTTAAACCGGGAGCCGGTTCCGTTAAAACCCGCGTCATTCATATTAGAGAATCGACGGCGCTAGGCCGTAAATGTCTTTATCCCAACCGATCTCGCCGCCGACCATAATGTCGTAAGTAATTTTAATGGCCGCCAGGTTGTCGGGGTTCCCGATGCATTCCGCGTTTGCCGCCGAAAGGAGGGCGTAATTTTGGTCCTCGGATTCCAACGCCCCGGCAAGGTTGGAGGGTTGTACGAGCTTGGAAACGTCGGCGTTGGTTAGGCGCTTCCCGACGGATTGTAGGAAAACCGAGGCCGAGCTAGACATTGAGTAATCCAAGAAAATCTGCCCGCGGAGGGTCGCCAGGGGGGCGAGATATTGCCGGATACCGGCCTTAATGTTTACCTCGCCGTCGGTACGCAGCCCGAACCCGCGGAACGTCCAAGTAGCGTACGGATCGGTCGATTGGACGAAAATAGGTTTATTGTTCGTAACTAGGTTGGAGGGGGGGTATCCCGCCAGGACGACGCCACCGGCGGCCTCGGACGTTACCTTGGTAAAGTTAGGATGCGCCTCGATTGGCTGCGCCGTGGACGTGGCAATCCCGGTGATCTGCGGCCTCGTATACCCACTAACCGGCACGACGCCCATATAATCGACGACCAAGGTAGCGACCCCGCCCTTACCATAGGACGCGGAAACCTTATACGATTTCATTTGGATACCGTTACCATAGGGGTAAATCTCCCCATTTGAGAAGGATTCTAACGCAACCCCGATTGCGGCGTCGTTAGAGTCTATGGTAAAACTTTGCTGCGCCTGGGCGAGGCCGAATCCGTCTACGCTAATCGTCCCAACGGGAAGGGCGGTAGCGGCGACTAACGGATTACCGTAGCTTTTACGGGTTGCGGAGGGATCTGGCATATTATTTGGCGACGTTAGGCGGGTTGGGATCGGGTTGGCCTGATTCCGCAGCGAGCTTGCCGGTATTGGCCGCGGTTTCCTGCATTGCGGTTAGCATACTGGCCTGGACCGTGCCGGAAAGCACCGAGGAAATGTCCCCGCCCCCGATTGCCTGGAGGGACGACGACGTAAGCAGCTCCTTAACCAAGGGGATTTCGAGGCCCGCCTTTTTGTCCTTTGGCGCAGCCTCCATTTGCTTAACGTAAAGGTTAAGGGATTTGCCCAATTCCTCCATATATTTAACGATCTTCTCGCTTTGGCCCTCCCAGCTCCCCTTATTGCTGGCAATTGCCGCCGCCTCCTTAATGCCAGGCAGGAACCCCTCAAATTGGCTGACAATAATACCCGCGTCCGATTTAGCTTGCTGGGCAATCGTCCCCCCGCCGGAGGTTTTATCCGAACGCATACCGAAAAAATTGGTTTCAAATGCCCGATCCCTGGCGCGGGTAATTTCGGAAACAGCCTGTTGCCTGGTAAGGTATCCGGCGTATCCTTCTAATGGGGCCTGTTGGAACGTCTCTTTAAACTTACGTTGCAAATATTCGACCTTTGCCTGGGTTTCCGACAGCTTGGTAATGGATTCCCGCGACATCGTCGCCATTGATTTGGTAAACGCCTCCAGGGATTCCCGGCCATTCTTAAAGATCGCCGAAAGCTCCTTGCCGCGGATACCAAATAGATTCATCGCACGTTCGCCGACCAGGCCCTCGTAACCGGTTTTATCGTATGCGTCGGCCAATCGACCAAGGACCTCAATCGAGGAAATGTTGCCGGAATTGATCTCCTTTTGAGTAAACCCAAATTGCTTAAGAATGGAGATATAGGTTTGGTTACCCTTGGCGGCCTCGGCGCGGACCTTATTAAAATGATTGGTCGTCCGGGCGACGGTTTCCATAGATACCCCTACCTCCTTGCCATATTTGGCAAGCTGTTGAAATTGGGCGTCCCCCGATCCCCCGAACCGTTTAAGGGCCAAATCCATTTCGCGGAAATACTGGAGGGTTTCGGCGGCCCCCTTTACGAAATTGGAAAAAATGTTGGAAAGCGCCAGGGACGAGAGGATCGACGCCTCGGTCGATTTCCTAAAATCGTTAAACCAGGCCGTTAGGGAGGCCCCGGCGCGGTTGACCGCCTCGCCCGCCCCCTTGGCAATGTCAGTGAAATCCCCGCCAAATTTAACTTTTACGTCGTTTGCCATAATTAGTTTTTGCGATCTCCTGGGGTTTGGGCGGCGGCAGCTTTGGCGGCCTCCTCGGCCTTATATCGCTCCATTGCGGCCCATTCGACGTCGGATACTAGCTCGACCTTGGCCCCGGAGGCGATGGTATTGGCGACGTGCAGCCAAACGGCCTCGGCCTCCGGCATCGTCCACGCCTCGGTTAAGGAACAACCGTTCCGCGTTAGATTGGCGACAATCGCCAAGGGCCAGGGGACCCCGCCAGATCGGCCCTCGCTTTCGTCCTTGGTCCAGAAACGCGGCCAAAGGGATTGCGCCTCCAGGTACGCCAGCAGCTTGGCGGCCTCCTGGGCAAGGACGGTATTGGAAAACGTCAACCGGCCAATCCACCAGGATTCGCGGAGGGTATGGGGGCGCCGGATATGTTCCAGGTCGTGCGTCGAGAGGATACGGACCGCGGCAATCATATGCTTTGCGGTAAGCGGCTTGGACGTATCCAAGATCGGGCTTTCGATTGCCTCCAAAGCAACCCGATGCCGGAGGCAAAATGGCAATAGACGAACCCCGCAAACCTCGATTTCGGGGCGCAGGATTGTCGCGGCCTGTGTCCAACGGGAGGCCACGGGCGTCGGTTACGCGGGTTAGGCGATCTCCTGGTATTTAACCAGCTTAAGGGTAACCTTGCGGAAAGCGTTATTGGAACCGTCGTTTGTAACGCCCTTGATAATGTAATTAACCCCGTCGTAATTGAATTGGTCGCCCGCGGTCGGGACCGTCGTACCCGTCTTAAGGACGCCAGAAACCGTGGTTTCGAGGCGCTGGTCGTCCAGGCGGTCCGTAATAACCACGCCGGTTTCGTCCATAACCTCAACGTCGAGCGCCGGTTTCTGATCGACGGAGTCCGTTTGAATCGTAACGAAAATGCCAGATTCCAGGACGCCGAAAACGTGGGAAACGCCAAAAGTTTGGGGGAGGGCCATAAGGTCGGTCGGTTATTGAATCAACGCGGGAGTCAAGTTTGGGCCGGATAGGCCGCGACGAGGGTATATTCGACGATATTACCGTACCGGCGATCTGCGACCCCCTCGTCGTCCGAGACGACCCAAGAGGCGTATAAGGTCCCTTGGGTCCAAGCTGCGGCAAGGCCGTCGGCATCCTGCATAATCCCCTGGACGGCCTCGACCCGTTCCCGGTGCTGCGCCAATGTCGAATCGTCCGCGGACGAATAGACGTAGATTTTAAGGGTAATCTCGAAATTGCCCAGGGGGTTAGCGCCAAGATCGGGGTGAGCGCGGGCGCTTTCCGCGTGCAAAATGACAATCGGGACGGACCGGATTTCGTCCGTTTGGCCCGCATTCAGCTCGACGCCAGGGAGGTACGCGGCGTTTTGGGTAAACCAGGCAAGCGCCGATTGCTCGGCAATGGTACGGATTCCGTAGAGGGTAGGCATAAGATCAAAAATATTTGGCCGTTCGGACCGTTTGGCCGCGGGCCGAGGCGACCCAAAGGGGGACCTTTTGCTTATTCAGCTCGGCGGCCATTTTAACCCGCATAGCGTACGCCCGATGGGAAATCGCCATTTTAACGAATTTATCGTTACCGGCCTTGCCGCCAATAAGGTTACCAATGGTAACCTCCGGTTTCATAGGTTGGCCGATCTTATCCTGGGCAATGGCATTTTCCCGCCCGCCCGCCTGTTTCGCCCAGGCCGGGGCCTTGATTTTCCCCTTAATCTGGACCCCGGCAAAGTAATACGCGGATTTTAGCGTACCAATGTCTTTCTGCTGCTGCCGGATATAGCGCTCGATATCCCGATCCTTGGCGACAATCGCAAAAGGTTCCGATGCGTTTCGGGCCGTAGACGAAAGGGAACCGCGTCCGTTGTCGGTACGCAGGGATCGGTGAATGCGCCCCAGGGTCGAAAGGTCGCCGGAATCGACGAACGCCATAGAAGGGCCGCCGCCGTATTTCTGTTGGAAAGCTTGCCAGCGAATGGCCTTACCTTTCCCCTGGACCCTCTCGCCCTTGCGCTTGGTCCACATTTTAAAAACCTCGTACTTACCGACCGCGGCAATTTGCTCCTTGGTCGCCAGATCGACGGGTCGGAAAATCTTACGGATTGAATTTTTGACGTTATCGTTACCCGTTGTCTTGGCCTGGCCGGTCGCCCCCGATCCGGGCTTTTTGCCGGAAAAGGGCCGGGAGTAGGCGATCATATCCTGGCAGAATAGCGCCGCCTGGTCGCGGACGACCTCGCCCAAGCTTTTGCCCATAACCAAGGCAAAATCGTGCAAATGGTCCATTAGCGCCGAGGCGTCTACCTGGACGTTTTTTCGGGCCGTGGTCGCCATTATGCCGGACCAGCTGCGCCCTCGACGCGGACGATAACCCAGGCCGACGGAGGACGGTCGTTAATGGCGACGATTCGGTAATTAAGGCCGTTATAATTCACCAGGTTACCGTATACGATTACCCCAGGATGGAGATCGGCGTCGGCCTTTAAAAACTTAACGTCGAACGCCGTGGTATTAAGGAAACCACCGGTTTCGAGGTTTTGCTGGACCATTGGCGGCCCCATTAGGACGTTAAAGGCGGTTGGAGCGCCCGATCCGCGACGAACGGTTACGGCCTTGGGGATTTCCGCAAGGATCGTGGCGGCGTCGGCAGCCCATTCGGCGTCGTAAAGGCCCATATGGCAACGCGGGAGTCAAAAGCCCGCTACGGGCCGCCTGGAGGGGTCTACGGCCCTACCCAAAAGAAAAGGCCCCCGATTGGGGGCCTTGCTTTCGGACTAACCCGTTAGGATTAGAGGTCCGAGATAACGACGCGGAGGGCGGCGTTGGGGTTACCAACGGACTGGCCGATAATCCAGGAGGCCGAGATATTCGACAGGCCCTTGGTCCAATCGTACCAGCTACGCAGGGAGAAGGCGAAACCGGAATCCGGGTCCTGGACGGTGAGCTGTTCGCCACCGCCGGTCGTCGGGGCGGCCGGGACGCGGGTAACGATAACGTGGCCCTCGCGGCAGGAGGCGATACCGTTAAGGTGTTCGCCAGCAGGAGCAGCGCTCCAGGTGTTAACCTCGTAAATGTCGATACCGTGGAGGCGACCGACCTTACCGTCGCGGATAACCGAGGTATCACCGATAGAGAGATACTGGGCAACGGACGGGTCCTGGAGGAGCTGGCCGAAAGCGTCGGGGGTGAGGAGGAGCGAACGGTCGTTAAACGGAAGGTTCGCCTTGGTCATATTGGTAGCGCCACCGGCAACGGCGAGGCGGTTGAAATTGGCCTTGGTACCGGAATAGAAGGGCGTGCCAGGGTAGGCGGCCGCGGTGGTCTGGCCGATAACGCCGTCGAAAATACTGGTAACCGTGGCGTTAGCCATCGGGGCGATAAAGACGCGGCGCAGCATATCGAGGGAGATCGTGGCGACCTCGGTATCGGTGAAGGACGTCATAACGTAGTTATGGTCCGAGAGAGTGATCGCAACGTCGTTAGAGACGGCGTCCTCGGCGACGAAACCGGTAGCGCGGTCGTACGTCGAGGCCGTAAAGGCGTCGGCGTAACGGGTATGGACGACCTGGCCCTTTTCGGCGACGTAGGCGCTGAAATCGGTCGTGACGATCTTATTGAGGGGGGCGAGGACCGGGACCAGGGTACGCAGCGTTTCGGCGGCGACGAACTGGGGGGCCAAACCCTGATTAAGGACGGAGTTGGACATATTAGTTTAGGGTGAGATTAGGGGGAAAGGGGGTTATTTAATGCCTAGATGGGCGACAATCGCGGCGCGGTGCTTATTGTAAAAAGCGACCTTTTCGGAGGGATTGGAAATGCCGCAATATTCGGACCAAATTTCGTCGTTACTCTTGGCGACGACGTTATCGGCCGGGGAGATTTCTGCGGGGGCAACGCCGACCGACGAGGCGATCTTGGCGGCGACCTTGCCAACCGTCTCGATCTGCGCGGCGGCCTGGGCCTTAAGCTCGTTAGCGGCGGCAAGCGCCTTGGTAAGCTCCTCGACCTTGGCGGCCAGGGATTCCTTTTCGGCGACGACACCGGCAACGGCGGCGAGCTTTTCCGAGAGATCGGAAATTTCCGCAGCCTGGGCGGCGACCTTGGCCTTGGACGCCGAAAGCTCCTTGGACGCGGATTCGGCCTCGGTAGATTTAGCGCCGAATGCGGCCTTTAGGGCCTTAAGGGATTGTTCAAGGGTCATACGGTTACGAATTAGACCAACGCGGGAGTCAAGCGAGGCCGCGGGATCGGTTGCGGACGCCCTTCTTTTCCGGTTCCTCGTCGGTTTCGACGGCCTTATCGCCGGTGTCGGATTCCTCCTCGGCCTTTTCCTTGGCGTCGGCGTCGTCCTTATCCTGGTCCTCGGCCTTGGGTTCCTTATCGTCCTCGTCCTCGGATTCGGGCTTTTCCTCGTCCTTATCCTCGGCCTTGGGTTCCTTTTCCTCGTCCTCGGATTCGGGTTGCTGGTCGGCATCCTCCTCCTCGTCCTCGGCCTTGGGTTCGTCCTTATCCTCCTCGGATTCGGGCTTATCCTTATCCTGGTCGTCGTCGGTAATGGGATCGGACGGGGTTTCGTCCTCGTCGTCCTCCTCGTCGGAATTGGCCTTACCGTACTTCTTTCCCTTCTTGGGCATCGGTTCGGAACCGTCCTTCTCCTCCTCGTCCGGGGATTTCTCGGCCTTTGCCATAAGGGCGCGGATACCGCCAGGGATACCCTTGAGGGCGCGGGCGGCAGCCATACGGCCCATACCCTCCTCCTCGTCGGATTCCTCGGCCTCGCCGCCGACATTGGCGCGGGCGTCGTTTGCCTCGTTGGCCTCGATCTGCGCCGCAACCTCGGCGTCCAGGCTTTGCATAAGCTCGTCGAACCCGTTGGTTAGGGCGGTAACGAACCCCTTTTCGGCGGCCTTGGCCCCGGAGAAACATTGGCCCTCCATATCCGCGTCCTGGACGAATTCGCGGACCAGCTTAACGTCGGCCTTGAAATTGGCGGCGATCTCAAGGACACCGGCCAGGAGATCGTCCCGCTGCTCCTTGGATAGCGAGGTCCCCGGCGTTCCTGCGCCCTTCAGGTTGCCGGATCGGATAACGTCAACTGCGACGCCCTCCTGGGCATAGGCCGCCGACATATCGTTAAAGACGATATAACAACCGACGTTTGCCACGGTGGACGAGGGGGTTGCGTAGAATTCCGACGCCTGGGAAGCAATCCAGTAGGCCGCCGAGCAGCAATCGCCGGAGGTAAAGGAAACCGTGCGCTTACCGCATTCGCGGACCCGTTTGGCAAGCTCCGGCACGCCGACCGCGGACCCGCCGGGGGAATCGACGTCCAGGATAATGGTCGTAATTGAGGGGTCCCGTTCCGCGTCCTCCAACATTTCCTCGACGGCCTCCAGATCGCAAGCGCCGCAAGCGGCCTCCAGGTCGGAAAGGTTGCGACCGATTACGCCCTTGATCGGGACGATTGCAAAGGGCGGGAATTTCTCCAGCGCCGATTTAGCGCCGAAAATCGCGGCCAGCATATCCGACATATCCGACGCCTTGGCCCCCAGGGGGAGCTTAATATCGGCGCAGCGCTCAAGGAATGCCTTGGCGATAATCGGTTGGATAAGGACGGGGCGATTGGCCCGGATATCGTTTGAGAGATTACGCATAAAAGTAGGGATTAAGAGGGTTCGCCCTCGAAAAGGGGTTGGAAATCGGTTGCGCCGGGACCAGGTTTGCCACCGGAGGCGGCGGCCTGGTTAATGTCGGCAAGGGGAGTATTGGCCGGGGCAAAGATCGACGACGGAGGTACGCCGAATTCGTCCGCGGTATCGTTAATAAGCTTGGCGTCGGCAGCTCGGCGTCGGACCTCCTGGCGGTAATCCATACCAAGCTCGGCGTAATGGTCCGAGAGGGTCTTAAGGCCGGTCGTAATGTCGGCCAGGTTGGCGGCGGCCTCGCGGCCCGCGTCCACCGAGATACGGCGGGGCGTTACCCAGTTAACCTTTGTCCAATTATCATTCGCCGGAAGCTCGCCGCGGGCAATGGCCGTACCGATAACGTAGCCATAGATCGGGTTAAGCGCCCTATGGATAAGCATATCCTGGCGGGAATTTACCGTGCGCTCGGTTTTAGCGACAACCAGGCGGGTTGCGCTGCCGCCCGATTTAGTGGGATCGCCCGAAAAGGCCCAAGGGAGGAAACCGGCGCAGCTATCCTTCTCCAAATATTCAATCGCCGCCACCGTATTCGGGCCAGGGCGGTTTGATTCGACCATTTTAAGGTCCTCGCCGGGGGCCAAAGCGACGGTTTTACCGCCAATAAATGCGCCGACCTCCTCCGGGTTTTGGTAAACCTGGTTAGGGTAATCCTGGGGACGCATACCGAACGCCTCGAAATCCGCGGAGGACCCGTCGAATTGCGGATTTTCGCGGGTAATCGTGCGTACGACGTCGGCCTGGACCTTCATCGCAACCTTTTCGAGGGATAGGACCTCCAGGATATCGATCAAATTATTGATCGAATGTTGCAGCGGACTGTATGCCCGTGCGCCGGAGGCGCTTTCCGGGTGGTAGACGTGGAGGATAGAATTGGCCGAAACATTGCGGTTCGTACCATCGGATCGAATGACATTATACCCGACCACGGCCCCAAATTTATTGAAAATGATACCGTCGTAAACCCCGTCTACCTGGCCCTGGGCCGTCGAGGAGGCCCCGACGCGGTGGGATTCGATAAGCTGGATAAGGGGAGCGCCGGACGAGCTGTACGTTTTAAGGACGAAAATCTCGCCGTCGATATCGACCCGGCGGGACATTAGCGTTTGAGCTTCCCAAAAGTTAAAGCGCCCGGTGATCTCGCAAGGTTTGTTTGCCCAATCGAAAAAATAGGCGTCGTAAAGCTCGTCGATCTTGGCGTCGCCGGTTGCGGCCTGGGCGCGGATACCAGGACCGACCGAATACATCGCCATATCGGCGATAAGCTGCCGGACCAACCCCGCGTTAACCGCCAACCAACGCATTTTCCGCGTTAGCTCCTGGCGGTCGAACGTCGTCATTACCCGCTTCTGGTCGGCGGGCCAGGGAGTATTAACCCATTGGCGCTTATTGCTATACTTGGCCCCCTCAAACTGGGAAAAAATGCCCGATCCCCCGCCGCCGCCGGAAAACGCCTTGGCCTTTAGGCCCTTGCGCTTGGCAAGCTCCTTAACGTCGCGGACCGCCTTGCGGACCTTTTTCTTTAGGGATTCCTGCTTTTGGGGGGCCATAGATCAAATTAAAGGCCCCGGAAATTCCAAAGGCCGTTATAGACGCGGACGCGGTCGATACCCCCATACTGTTGGGGGTCCTTGATTTGGAGGGCGTAGCGGCATTCGACCAAGACTTGCTCGACCGTCATCGGCCAATCCTTGCTTACGGACGTCCCGGAGTCGGAATAGCTCATTAGGACGCGGCCCGATGCCAGGTTTTCGTATGCCTTTTCGACCAGGGCCTCGATTCGAGCCTGGGAAAGAATAAGGAAACAACCCGTCGGACGTGCCATATGCCAACGCGGGAGTCAAAAAACGGGCGATCCTCGTACCCTATGCGATACGAGGACCGATGCCACCCCCGCGAACAAGCCCGAACGGTAGAGGCGCAATCCAAATTTGCCTCGTTTCTGCAATCTGTCAACCCGCCTAGGGCCAAAATGTCCACGGTATTAACCCTCTTGGGCCTCCTCGGCCTCCGGCGTCGGTTCCTCGGCCAGCTGCGCCGCCTTGCCAATCAACCTCCAGGCCATTGCGGGCAAGGTAATGATTACCTCACAATCCCAAAAATGATTCGGCCTCCGGTCGATCTGTTCCCATAACGGTCGTCCCCCCGTCTTAACCTCGCGGCGCTCGGATTGCATTTGCTTAAGGTATTCGTCCGGGGCGTCCGACGCATAGGTATTCAACCCCTTACGGATAAGCAGCGAAAGGGTATCCTTGGTCCGCAGATTGGAGAAATAAAACCGTTTGCACCGTTTTTGCCCGACGGCCTCGACCACCGGCGTCGAATACGCCCGCATTTCGACCTTATTCCCCATCGGCGTACGGATTTTCCAAGGGAATTCGTTACGTTGGTCCCCGCGGGTCGCCGTCCAACCGTGCGCGGCGCACGCCATAAGGGCGTCGTCGGGCTTATAACCCGAATCCAGGAATACATTAGCAGGATGGACCTCATTCTTTTTGGAGATATCCACCAGCTCCCCCAGGGTTAAAGTAAACCCGCAGCCAACCAAACGGGATCGACCGTCCCCGGAGAAAGATCGCACGACCCAATAAAAGCCCGATTGCTGGAAATCGATACCCATAAACCGCATTTTAACGAAATCCGGCGCGGCCCGCATATCGCTTGTAATGTCCTTGGCGACCCGCGGCTTACCCATAACGAACCCGCCCTCGTCGTCCCAGGCGTCGCCGAGCTGATACTTACCCTCCGCGGCCCCGATCTGGATTTCGTCGGCCTCCTCCTTATACGTCCGGGCCAGGCGCTGCATAAGGAAATCCCGGCGTTTACTGTTATCCCCATTCTCGGAATAATGGCGTTTACTCTCGATACATTCGACCGCCAGCTCGCCCCAGGATAAACCAAGCTCCTGGGCGCATAGGGCGTTCCAATGGTAACCGCGGCGGGAGGCGTCGGGGTTTTGGGCGACGTATCGGCCGGTTAAGTTAAGATCGGTACGGACCGAAACCCGGTCGGGGAAATGGACCTTGCAACCCTTGCATTGGTACGTCGTCCCCTTCTTTACCGCGTTAAGGTCCCAACCCGTCGATTTCTTGGCCTCCTTGGGGAAAATAACCTGGTCCCATTCGTATCCCTGCGCCGTCCCGCAGCTTGGGCATACCCAGGTCCAAACCCGTTGATCGGTTCCGGACCACCAAAATGCCCATTCCCCTCCGTCTAGTCCGGCTTGGGAAACGAATACGACCTTACTCCGGGCCTTATTCGCCGATACGCGGCGCTCGGCCCTCGCCAAGGCCCCGGCGTCCCATCGCCATACCTCGTCGCCGAATAGGTATCGGATTGAGCGCCCGTGCAAATTGGAATCGTTTTTGGCCCCCAGGACCCAGCAGGGGTTCGACGCAAAGTTAATAACCCCCTCCTTGGGGATACCGGCGGGAAGCTGCGCCCGCGTCGGTTCGCATACGTTCCATACCCTGGTTAGGCGGGATTCCAGGTAATCTTTAGCGTTACGGTCGATATCCGTAAGGATAAGGGTCGGCCCCGGATCGTTTACTGGGATAATGCAGGACGCCCCCTCAATCAAAAGGGATTTGCCTAGCTGGACCGCGGCCTGGACGCCGATCTCCTGGACCTCCGGGTCGAATATGGCCTCCAGGGGTTCCCGCAGCCAAGGCGCGGACGAGATTGAGAAACCCCCGCCATTACCGCGGGCCGAATAGGGAATCCGGGTAAGGAATTGCTCCAGGAAATCCACCGGACGCCGGTAGGGGTTCGGGGCCAGGATACGACGTAAATCCCTCTCGAAACCGTTAACCCTCATTCGGGGGCATTTCCTCCTCGATTGGCATATTGTCGAAATCGGGGCGTTCCCCGCTAACCTGGGCCTCCAGGGTTTCCTCGATCACCGTCTCGGCGCTATTGGCCCATTTCGCCAATAAGCTATTAACCTTTTCGTCGATAACCTTATACGCCTTACCCTGGTTATCCGGGTTAACCTGATTGGCGACCGCGTTAGCGAATGCCAGCATATCGGCCTTAATCTCGGCGATAACCCGGCCAAATCGCTCGATTGCTGCCGCCGTCTTAATCAGCTCCTTGGATTCGATCTTACGGGCCAGGGATTCCCGTTCCAGCTTTACCAGGCTTTGGACGATGGACTGGTACGTCGTATATAGCTTGGGCGCTTGGGTATCCCCGGCGTTGCGGGCCGCAATGTAAGCTTGTCGGGCCGCCTCCTTAAGCTCGCGGTGTCTAACGACCGTATCCTCGAAATCCAGATCGGGCGAGACGTCGTCCGGGTTTACGACGATTGCCGCCCGCTGCTCGACGCCGCCGCGTTGGCCGCGGAGTAATCTGGCGTGCCTCCAGGATTCGGCGGCCTCCAGGGAATCCACCGGCATACCCTGGCGAATGAGCGCCGCCGCCCTTGCGGTCGTAAACCCGAAATGATCGGCAATCTGTTTATTTGAAAGTTTTGGGCGGTCCGTCATTTAAAAAATCATTTAGTTTTGGCCGCTTGGCGGGAATACCCTTTCCCCGCTAGAAAACTGCGTTTTTCTGTCACTTTTTTCCGGGGTCGCGCC